GAGCAAATGCTATTAGCACAAATGTTCCAAATGGAAACTTTACAGTTGAACTTCAAGAAGGACAAAAACAAACTATTGAAACCGCTTTAGCTTATACACAATTAGCATTAGAACAAGCAGGATATGAAGTAGAAAATTTATTAAATTAAGTAAAAAATAAACTTATTAATAATTAAAAAAAATATAAATGGCAATAATTTACAGTTACCCAAGGGTTACAACATTAAACAACTCGGACCTATTAATAGCTACTAGATTTGAAAATGAAAACAATGACTCGGCTAAAAATATAACTTTTACAATTGATACAATATTAGATTACGTAAATAGCAACATAGCTCCTACATTAGATCAAGTATTAAACGAAGGGAATTTATCATTACTAGATGCTTCTATTGGTAGTTTAGGTTTATGGGATAACTTTAATGAAGGGTACGGATTCGTTAGTTCTAATAGAAATAGGCTTAACTTTACCAATTCAAATAATTTTCTTGTTGGATATTTAGCTGAAGACACATTACTTTTAAATGATTCAGATACAGCTTTTAATTTTCAAATTAAAAAGCCTACAGTAATCACAGCCAATAGAACCGCTACATTCCAAAACGCTTCTGGCACGGTAGCATACCTATCTGATGTGCCAACTGTTCCAGCGTCTAATAATTATGGTTTATTTGCACAAACAGGAAACTCTACTATTATAACAGGAACAACTACTGAAAGCACATTAATAAATGGCGGAGAAGGGTCATTAATTATTCCTGCAAATGGTTTTAATATTGGAGATAGTTTTAGAGCTGTTTTTGGTGGGGTTATGAATGCGGCAAATAATCAAACTATTAGAATAAGAGTTAAAGCAGGTTCCGTTGTACTTTTAGATAGTGGAGTTCAAACATTAACAAACTCAATAATAAGTGATATTTGGAGTTTGAATGTGGATTTTACAATAAGACAATTAGGAGCAGCAGGAGTTGCTTCAGTGGTTACATTAGCAACATTCCATTATACAAAAACAAACAATGCGACAGTTGAGGGATTTGCTTTTAACAATATAAACAATACAACTTTTAATACAACTATAAGTAATACTTTAGATGTTACAGTTCAATGGGGTAGTACAAATGCATCAAATAGTATCTATAGTGATATATTTATATTAAACAAAATATACTAATGAGTAGAAAAGAAAAGATAGACTTATTTTTAAACAAATGGGTGAGTCGTAAGTTAACAGTTTTTGTTGTAGCTTCAATTGGATTATTCTCTGGAGTTATAACTTCAACTGATTGGGTTATAATTGGCACATCTTATATTACAATTGAAGGTGTTACTAATATTGTTGAACGTTTATTTAAAGCAAAATCAAATGTTTAAAAATAAATTACCATATTTAATTATTGTAGCATTAGTTGCAATTATATTATTACAGAGATCTTGTGATGGTATTTTTGATTCAGGGGAGGAACAAACTACAACTAAAACAGATACAGTTTATAAACGTATACATGATACTATTACAAAAGACATAAAGGTAATACATACAGAATATGTGCCAATTAATAAACCGCAATATACACCGGGGGAAACTTTAGATACATGTAAATCTAGATTTCAAGATCTTTTAAAAGAGCATTTAATTAAAAGAGTTTATGCTGACACGTTAAAGCTTGATAGTCTTGGATCAATAGTAATTAAAGATACAGTTTGGATTAATAAATTATATGGTAAAAGAACTTATGTAAAAGATTATAAAATACCTTATGTAACTAAAACAATTACTACTATAAAAAAAGAGGAGCCAAGGCGCCAGCTTTATGTTGGAGGTAATATATTCGGCAATACAGATGATTTGCAAGCAATAACTCCAGGATTAATATATAAAGATAAAAAAGATCGAATATATCAAGCAAATGTAGGAGTAAATTTTGATGGAAGTTTAACATTTGGGGTAGGAACATATTGGAAAATTAAATTAAATAAAAAATAATAAGCAATGGTAACAAGTGCAGAATGTTTAAAAAAATGGGGAGATCCAACGATTCCAACTAATGAATTAAAATATATGACTCTATGGGATGTACCTACACATTTAGAGATAGGCGTTATTCCAAAAAGATTATATTGTAATAAATTAATGATAGGTCCATTGATGCAAGCTTTCTCTAATATAAAAGATAGAGGATTAATAGATGAATTAAAAACATGGGACGGTTGTTTTAATGTTAGAAGAAAAAGAGGATTAAAATCCATGTCTTTACATTCTTGGGGAATAGCTATAGATATAAACGCTGCTTGGAATGGTTTAGGTAAAGAACCTACTATGTCTCCTAGATTAGTAAAGTGCTTTACGGATTGTGGTTTTGAATGGGGTGGAGTATGGACTAGGAAAGATGGGATGCACTTTCAATTAAGAAGTATATAATATGTAAATTTCGCTTAAAACAGGTAATATATATATTAAATTAAATTCAATTAAATTATGAGTGATGAAATAGTAAAGAATCTTAGCTTTGGCAAAGAAGCTAGGAATAATGTTTTTGCTGGTATCGAGAAACTTACAAAAGCTGTTAGTTCAACATTAGGTGCTGGTGGAAAATGTGTAATGCTAGAAGATAGTAAGGGTAGACCACTAATCACAAAAGATGGTGTTACAGTTGCGGATAGTATTACATTATTGGATCCTGTAGAAAATATGGGAGCAAGACTTTTAAAAGAAGCTGCTAGAAAAACGGTTAAGGAAGCGGGAGATGGAACAACAACCGCTACGGTATTAGCTCATGCTATTTTACAGGAAGCTTATCTAGTACAAGATTTAATAAACTCAAGGGAGTTAAAAAAAGGTATTGAAGATACCGTTAGTTTAGTTATAGAATATTTAGAATCTATTAAAGTTCCTGTTACAGGTGATATGATAGATCACATTGCTACAATATCAACTAATAATGATCCAGTCCTTGGTAAAATTATTGGTGATGCTTTTAGAGCAGTTGGAGAAACTGGTATTGTTATGATGGAATCATCTGCTAATGCAGAGACAGAAATAGAAATTATTGATGGTGTCCAATATGATAAAGGTTTAGTAAATTCACATTTTGTTACTAATCCAAATAAAAGAGTTGCAGAATTAGAAAACCCATTGGTACTAATTATTGAATCACCGGTAGAATCTATAAGACAAATACAGTCAGTTCTAGAATATGTAATAAAGAATAATAAACCTTTATTGATTATTGCGGACATGGAGCAAACGGTATTAACCGCTTTAGCAATGAATAAGGTTAAAGGCAATATAAAAGTAAATGTTATCAATGCACCCACTTATGGTATAAGCAAAAAAGATACATTAACTGATCTTGCTTTATTAACTGGGTCAACAATAATAAATGAAGACCTTGGTGATGATATGGATCTTATTGATATTGATTGTTTAGGTAGTTGTTTAAAGTCTATAACAAACGATACGGAAACAATTTTGCATGTTGGTGAAACTAAGGAAGAAGTGCAAAAGTTAATTGACGAATTAAATATTCAATTATCCGTAGCCAATACACCGGCAGAAGTTATTAGACTAGAAAAAAGATTAGCACGATTATCTGCAAAAGTAGCGGTAGTAAAAGTAGGAGCAGGATCTGATTTAGAATTAAAAGAAAAAGCGGATAGAGTTGAAGATGCAATTTGTGCAACTAAAGCCGCAATTAAAGAAGGTATTGTTCCCGGTGGTGGAATTGCTTTATTGGATGCTTCAAATAAAATTACAGCAACTAATAAAGGCAGTTTAGCTTTGTTAGAAGCTATTAAGGGCCCATTTAAGACAATATTAACTAATGCAGGTATTGATATACCAGATTTAAAATTAAAGCGCTTAGATGGTCACGGATTAAATGCTGTAACCGGAGAGCAAGTTAATATGATAGAAGCGGGAATTATTGATCCTTTATCTGTTACAAAAAGCGCTTTAAGAAATGCAGCTTCTGTAGCTATTACAATATTGTCAACTGATTGTGTAATTAATAACATGCGCCAAGTAGATGGAAAATTGTAAAGAGTGCGGTGCTGAGTTTGAAGGCAATAAAAGAAATAAATATTGTAGTGAATGTAAAAAACATTGCAAATTTTGCAAAAGGCCTAGAACTGATAATGGAATATCTTGTAATTCTTGTAGAACAAAACAAACTACTTACAAGTTGTCGGAAGCTGATTTAATATATATTTTAAATAAAAATACTTGTGACTGTTGTGGTAAAGAATTTAGAAACCATAAAGATAAGGCTCAAGATCATTGTCATACAACCGGCAACTTAAGAGGTATTATATGCCAAAGATGCAATTGGGCTGTTGGAATGTATGAAACAACAGAGCAAAGTAATATAGTGGACTATTTAATTAAATATATTTAAGAATCAATGAAGGCAATAGGTAATAATATTATAATCTTACCTAAGAAGGTAGGATTATCAAAAACAGAAAACGGATTACTGTTAAAAGAAAAAGATAAAGAAAATATTCGATATAAAGAAGCTATTGTAGTTTCAGTAAGTGATGATATTAAATGTATAAAGCAAGCTGATGTTATTTATTATGACAAAGCAGCGGGTCACGGAATTGAATTTGAGGGTAATGACTATCAGGTTATAAGATTGCAGGATGTTGTAATAGTTCTATGAGAAAACTAGAAGCAAAAGATATAAAGGATCTTGGGATATTAAAACATTATAGAGTAATACGTAAATGGGCTTGTAGAAATTATGATCTTACAGATGCTGATTTAGAATTATTAGTATATTTTGATTGCATGGAATATTTTACCAAGCAAGATTATAAGATAGGTACATACGCATATAGTTGGGACAATAGGCGCTGGAACAATTTGTTAAAAGAAGGATGGATAGTAGTATGGAGAAATAGAAACCATACAACCCAGAAATATAACATATATAAAGTTTCTTTCAAGTGCAAACAACTAATAAATAGAATGTACCGAATTATGCTTGGGGAAGAAGATATTCCTACAACAACAAGAAGTAATAAAATAATGAAAAATAATACATATACTGATATTGTATTACGAACAGCAATAAATAATTTAAACAAAGATAAAACAAGATGAGATACAGTAGTAAATTAATGAATCCTGTGAGTAACCCTAGTGCGGCTATAAATAATCCAACAATAACGCCAAGCACTCCGGCCGTTACAGATATGAGTTCTCCTATTACTCCTATTACACCACCAACGCCTAAAACATTTAATCCAGGTATAAAACCAAGTGGTGCTCCTGTAACATTTAATCCAAATGCTCAAGCTACAATGACTGGTGCTTTTGGTGTACCAATGGAAGGAACTTATGATAGAGCTATTAGTCCTACACAAATGAATAAACTAACCTACTAATTATAAATTAAAAAATTATGAAATTCATTAATAACGAAAAAGAACCTCACTTAATTAAAATGGAAAAACCAGGTGTTTCTGGATTAAATCATTTGTGGGATGGACCATTAGATATGACTAATTACCCTAAAGGAGAAGGATCTAGTAGTGGTAAGAACGGAATGAAAATAAAACTTGCTGGATGCAAATATGACTCTTCGCCTATTACACAACGAGCAAAATGTAGAATGTAATGGGTCCGGCAGATATTAAACTATACGGATTGAATATAATGGCTTTTTCTTTGTCATTAACAGCTATTGAGCCAATATTAAAAATAATTTTACTTATGCTTTCTATTGGTTATACTATTATTAAAATACATAGTCATTTTGAAAACAAAATAAAAAATAAAAAATAAATATTAAAAATACAAATAAGATGAGAAACGTAGGGAAAGAAGTAATAAGTAAAGCTAAGTCCATGCAATCTGGGTCTAAAGCTAGAGAATTTGCAGCGGCTAAAACAAAAAAAGCATCTCCTGCTTCTACAGCAGCAACCACCGCGACAAAAACAGCGAGCGAACCAAAGCCAGGAGGCAAAAATGTAGCTGTTAAAACAAAAACATCAACGACTCCGGTTATGCAAAAAAAAGTAAGTAAAAAAACAGCTTATGATGTTAAAGAAGCTAGTAATCCAAAGTTAAAAGCAAGCGCTAGAAAACATTACGCAATGAATGCTGAAGCTGCGATGAAAAATAAAAAGAAAAAATAAACCAATAATAAACCAATAATAAACCAAACTAAAACAAAAACAAATGGCTAATTTCATTTCTATTCCGGTTACAAGTGCAACTGCCCATGTTGCTGGTGACAAATTAATTAATGCAGATACAATTATTTCGCTTGTTGCTACAGCTGCAACAACAATTGTAATTTATACTCCTGGAGAAAATATTACACTTACTATAGCTGGTTCAACAGGAACTTTAGCTCTAGACGCTATTAATGCGGCTCTTGTTGCGGTACCTGGTGGTGTTAATGTACCAGTGGCTTTCCCTGCTGGAGTAACTTGTACGGCTTTTGCAGTAGCTTAATATTTTATTTTATATCCCTTATAGTTTTTCTATAGGGGATATAATAATTTTAAAAAAATAGAAAATATGGGATTTAAAATGCCGGGCCCTCCTTACAATATGCACAATACACCAATATATAGTAAGGATATGGATGACAATATTCTGGGAATGGCACAATCAAATGGTACAATATTAATAAATAAAAATGTATCTCCAATTGAGCTAAAAAAGAATAAAACGATTGAACATGAAATGGTGCATATAAATCAAATAAAAAGAGGCGATTTAGGGTATGACGAAAGAAATGTTTATTGGAAAGGAAAAAGATATCCTCGTTCTAATATGAATGAAGGGGCTAAAAACCTCCCATGGGAGATAGAAGCTTATAAAAAACAATAAATTTGCGTAATAATAATATTATAACTTTAATTTAATTTATTATGAAAAATTTATTATTAACATTAGTATTATTATTGTCTTTTTCATTTATTAATGCTCAAAAATTAACAAAAGAATTTTTATCCGGAGAATGGGAATCTGAAACTGTTATATTAAACTTTGAAGTTAAAAATAAAAAAGATTTATATATAAGAGCATATTCCAAGTTAGGAAAAAATTATTTTAAAACACTAAGCTACCAGTTTAATAAAGGTTCGTTTTATTTGGAAATGATTTATGAACCAAATAATTGGGATAGCATTGCAAAATTTATAATGGTAGATAATAACACTATGGTAGCTGACTACGTGTCTAATGCTCCCGGTCAAATGATTTATAAAAGAAAATTAAACAACTAAAACAAAAAAAAATGGCTTACAAACAAACACCAGGCAGACAAGCTATGCCTAAAACAGGTAGAGGTATTCCTCCTACATTAATGACTTGTTCTCCAATGAAACAAGAAGAAAGACCCGATTTAACAATGAAAGGTGCCAGAACCTCTCAAAAAACAAAAGAAAATATTGATAACAATGCGTATGCTAAAGAAGGTTTAACAGCAGATCCAGCTTCAGGTTTATTTACAGCTAACAAGTATGAAAAGGTATATGAACAAGGAAAACGGGGGCAAAGAGACAGAATACTTGACGGCAGCGGAAAAGTAATAGCAGAAGCGGCGGAAACAAACAGGGGTGAGGGCAAACCAAACGAAAAGTTATTTAAAGAGTATAACAGACAAAAGAAATATACTGAGTCTAGTAGAGCGAAATTAGCCAACACGCTCAACGTTTTTTCTGGTAATAAAAAGAACATGACTCAGGCTGATATCCAAATGCAACAAGGATTAGGTAATATGTATAAGAACTAATTATGAATATATCTAAAACAGGCTATAAAAAAAATAGTAAAGACAAAAACAAACCATACAATATAATACCGAGTGGTAATATAACCATGAAAGATGTAGAGTTTGATGTTTTAGGTATAGACAATTTGGGTAATAAAAAGCTAATGAAGCCAGGAAGAGATTATACTTTTCCTGGTAACATTGTTTTAGAAGTGCCATTAAAAAAAGAAAGTTTATATAATAAACTATTTAAAAAAAAATAAACACAATTAAATTAAATAAAATGGAAGTAGTAAAACAAATTACAAAAGAACAATTAGAAACTATTACTAAGCATCAAAAAGACTTAGCGACATTACTATCTAATATTGGATTATTAGAAACACAAAAGCATTCTTTATTGCACCAAGTTGCAGATGTTAACAGAAGTTCTGAAGAGTTTAAAGCCGAATTAGAAAAACAATATGGAGCAATCAATATTGATCTATCTGATGGATCATATACTGAGATTGGGCCAGATCAAAACGAAGCTTAAAATGGACTCCGTAGTTAGAAAAATAAGTATAGGGGCTAATTATAAAGATGATGCAATGCACTATTCCGTAGGCCAAGAGGTTTACGGAGGGCATCGCATATCACATATTATGCACGATAAAGAAGACAACTCCTACAATATATATATTAAGAAAGAAGATGAAGTAATGCCATGGAAAAAATTTAATTCCAATATGGCTATATCTGTTGAATATGATTTAGAATACTAATGAATATGACAGCTGTATTTGATTTTATAATTAAACCGGTAGGATCTAGATACAATAACAGCATTGATGTTGATGGGAATCAATTAATATTAAACACCAAGATAGAAAGTTTCAAGTCAGTTAATAAGTTAGCAGAAGTTGTTTCTGTACCATTGGCTTTTGAAACAGACATAAAACCGGGTGATATTGTTGTAATACATCATAATGTATTTAGACGCTTTTATGATATTAAAGGTAAACAAAAGAATAGTCGATCATATTTTAAAGAGGATTTGTATTTTTGCTCATCGGATCAAATATATTTATATAATAGAGATGGCGAATGGAAATCCTATGGAGATCGTTGTTTTGTAAAACCTATAAAGAATACTGATCAATTTAAGCTAGACAAAGAGCGTAAACATATTGGAATATTAAAATATGGAAATGACTCCTTAAACAAGCTTAAAATCATTCCTGGCGACTTAGTTGGATATAAACCTTATGGTGAATTTGAGTTTATCATAGACGACCAGAGATTATATTGTATGAAATCTAATGATATTGTAATTAAATATGAATATAAAGGAAACGAAGCTCAATATAATCCGAGCTGGGCAAAAAGCAGTTGAGGAATTAATAAAGGTAGCTGAAGAAAAAATTGTTGATAGTGGTGACGATATATCTGCTGATAGATTAAAGAATGCAGCAGCTACAAAAAAGTTAGCTATCTTCGATGCTCTTGAAATCTTAAATAGAATACAAGAAGAGGAGCGTATGATAGATGAGTCTGAAAAAACTACAGAAACAAAAGTTTTTAAAGGTTTTGCAGAAGGGAGGTCTAAATAATGTACGAACAAACTTTATATAGAGAAATTACAGATCATATTAGGCCGAATGTAATAAAGCAAAAGAATAGGCATAACAAATGGGAATACGGTTATAACCGCGAACATGATGTTGTTGTTATAAGTAAGACAGGTAAGATTGGTGAAATATATGAAATTCAAAACCTTAAAATTGCTTTACCTTTAATAGAGGATGCATATAAAAGGTCTAATAAACCACAAGATCAATATTGGGAACAAATAGCATTACCAAAAGAATTATCAAAAATAAAAAGTGTTTTTGACTGGAACAAATATCCAGATACTTTTAAAGAAAATTGGTATGATTATATTGATCAAGAATTTAAAAATAGAGAAGAGGGTTTTTCATTTTATAACAACGGAAAACCAACTTATATAACGGGTACTCATTATATGTACTTGCAATGGAGTAAGATAGATATTGGTGCACCAGATTTTAGAGAATCTAATAGATTATTCTTTATATTTTGGGAAGCTTGTAAAGCAGACAATAGATGTTATGGTATGGCCTATTTAAAAAATAGACGTTCAGGATTTTCATTTATGTCATCTGCAGAATTAGTTAATCAAGCGACCATATCAAGTGATTCAAGATATGGTATACTTTCTAAGTCGGGAGCAGACGCTAAAAAAATGTTTACAGACAAAGTTGTACCGATATCTATAAATTACCCATTCTTTTTTAAACCTATCCAGGATGGTATGGATAGACCAAAAACAGAATTAGCATATAGAATACCAGCATCAAAGCTTACTCGTAAGAAACTTGATGCTAATGAAAAGTTAGAAGAATTAGATGGACTAGATACAACTATTGACTGGAAAAACACTGGAGACAACTCTTATGATGGTGAAAAGTTAAAGTTATTAGTACATGACGAGAGTGGTAAATGGGAACGTCCAGACAATATATTAAACAACTGGCGAGTTACTAAAACTTGTTTACGATTAGGAGCAAGAATTATTGGTAAGTGTATGATGGGTTCAACATCAAACGCTTTAGATAAGGGAGGTGAAAACTTTAAAAAACTTTATTATGAATCCGATATTACGAAGAGAAACCGCAATGGACAGACTGCTTCAGGATTATATAGTTTGTTCATACCTATGGAATGGTCGTACGAGGGATTCATTGATACTTATGGCTTACCTGTCTTCGACACTCCGGAAAAACCTATAAAAGGCGTTGACGGTAATTGGATTGAGATAGGGGTTATTGAGCATTGGCAAAATGAAGTTGAAGGTTTAAAAGGAAACTCGGATGCTTTAAATGAATATTATCGACAATTTCCAAGAACAGAACAACACGCATTTAGAGATGAGGCAAAACAAGCATTATTTAATCTGACAAAGATATATGAGCAGATTGATTATAATGATGATTTACGAAATACAAATGTTATAACAAGGGGAAGTTTTCAATGGGAGAATGGAATACAAGATTCTAAAGTATTATTTTACCCAAATCCTGATGGCAGATTTTTAGTTAGTTGGGTTCCGGATAAATACTTACAAAACCGCGTAATAATAAAAGATGGGTTTAAATATCCTGGTAATGAACATTGTGGCGCTTTTGGATGTGATAGTTATGATATATCAGGAACTGTTGATACAAGGGGATCTAATGGATCCTTGCATGGATTAACAAAATTTTCAATGGAAAATATTCCTGCAAACCATTTCTTTTTAGAATATATAGCTAGGCCTCAGACAGCCGAAATATTTTTTGAAGAAGTTTTAATGGCTTGTGTGTTTTATGGAATGCCTATATTAGCAGAAAATAATAAAGCTCGATTACTGTATTATTTTAAACGTAGAGGATATAGAGGTTTTTCTATGAATAGGCCCGATAAGACTTGGAATAAATTATCCCCGACTGAAAAAGAAATTGGCGGTATACCAAACTCTGGTCAAGATATTATACAAGCTCATGCGGCTGCAATTGAAACTTATATAGAAAACTATGTAGGTATTCAAGGAGACAATCACGGGGATATGTATTTTCAAAGAACATTGAATGACTGGGCAAGATTTAATATTAATGATAGAACAAAACACGATGCTTCTATTAGTTCCGGTTTAGCTATAATGGCATGCAATAGGCACATGTACTCTCCCGTTTACGAAACAGATAAAAGGTCTGTGCCTTTAAATTTTAAGAAATATAATAATAGTGGCAATACTTCAAAAATAATATAATAAATGATTTATACTAATAGCAATAGTTCTTTCCCTAGTCAGGTAGTACCTGATCAAGTGAAGCAAACATTAGAATATGGAACACTTGTAGGTAGGGCTATCGAAAATGAATGGTTTAGAGGAGATCGTGTTGGTGGAGCTGGAAATGATAGATTTGGATCAAACTGGCAAAACTTTCATAGACTAAGACTTTATGCAAGAGGTGAACAACCTATACAAAAATATAAAGATGAGTTAGCTGTTAATGGTGACTTATCTTATTTAAACTTAGATTGGAAACCTATTCCTATTTTACCTAAATTTGTAGATATTGTTGTTAATGGTATTTCTAATAAAAGTTATAGTGTAAGAGCTTATGCTCAAGACCCTGCAGCTACAAAAGCCAAAACAGAATATGCATCAGGTATAATGCGAGATATGATGGCTCGTGAATTACTTGATGAAATACAAAGTAAATTAGGAGTTAATCTATATAATACAACAGATCCTGAAAACTTACCAGAATCAACAGAAGAATTAGAAATGAGATTGCAGCTTGATTATAAGCCTGCAATTGAAATCGCTGAGGAGGAAGTTATTAATCAGGTTTTAGCTACAAATAAATATGATTTAATTGCTAAAAGACTTAATTATGATTTAGCAGTTATTGGCATTGCATGTGCTAAAACATCATGGAATCCCGCTAATGGAATAGTTATCGACTATGTTGATCCCGCTAATTTAGTATATTCTTATACAGAAGATCCAAACTTTGAAGATGTATATTATGTTGGAGAGGTAAAAGCTATAAGTTTAGAAGAATTAAAAAAGCAATTTCCTCATCTGTCAGAAGAAGACTTAAAAGAAATTGAAAAGTTCCCAGGAGATATGAATTATATTCGTAACTATCCTGGACAAAGTAATGATAATACAACTGTTCAAGTATTATATTTTGAATACAAAACATATTCAAACCAAGTATTTAAAATAAAACAAACTGAGCAGGGATTAGAAAAAGCTATTGAAAAAGACGATAGTTTTGATCCGCCAGAAAATGATAATTTTAAAAGAGTATCAAGAAGTATTGAAGTATTATATACAGGAGCTAAAATTCTTGGATATGAAAAAATGCTAGAATGGAAGTTATCAGAAAATATGACTCGCCCATTTGCTGATACAACAAAAGTACAGATGAATTATACTATCTGTGCCCCTAGAATATATAAAGGTAGAATTGAATCATTAGTAAGTAGAACTACTACTTTCGCAGACATGATCCAATTAACTCACCTTAAATTACAACAAGTATTATCTAGAATGGTACCAGATGGTGTATTCGTAGATGTAGATGGTTTAGCTGAAGTTGATTTAGGTAATGGCACCAATTATAATCCAGCAGAAGCTCTTAATATGTATTTCCAAACAGGTAGTATTGTAGGTAGATCTATGTCTCAAGACGGAGGGTTTAACCAAGGTAAAGTACCTATTCAGGAATTACAAACATCTAATGGTAATGCTAAGATTCAAGCACTTATAGGTACATACCAATACTATTTACAAATGATCCGTGATGTTACCGGATTAAATGAAGCTAGAGATGGTAGTACGCCAGATAAAGATGCTTTAGTTGGATTACAAAAAATGGCTGCTGCAAATTCAAACACAGCAACAAGACATATAAAAGATGCAAGTTTATATTTAACATTAAGAACTTGCGAAAATATTTCTTTAAGAATTGGAGATTCGCTTAATTTCCCATTAACAAAACAATCATTAATAGAAAGTATATCTTTATTTAATGTAGAGACTTTAAAAGAAATTGAAAATCTAAATTTACATGACTTTGGTATATTCCTTGAATTAGAACCGGAAGAAGAAGAAAAAGCAGCTTTTGAAAGAAACGTACAGATAGCGTTACAATCAGGTAATATTGACTTAGAAGATGTTATTGATTTAAACCAAATAAATAATATAGGGTTAGCAAATCAAGCATTGAAGTTTAAGAAAAAGAAGAAACAAGAAAGAGATCAAGCTAATCAACAAGAAATGATAAGAGCACAAGGTGAAGCTCAAGCTCAAGCTTCTGAAGCAGCAGCAATGGCTGAAGTTCAAAAGAGAGAAGCTATAGCTCAAACAGAAATACAAGTGCTACAATCAAAATCTCAATTCGAGATACAAAGAATGATGCAAGAGTTAGAAATTAAAAAACAACTTTTAGCAGAACAATTCCAATATGATTTAGAGTTAGCAAAAATGCAAATGGATATTGCTAATACTAAATTAAATCAAATGGAAGATAGAAAAGATCAAAGAACAAAAATACAAGCAACACAACAATCAGAATTAATTGAGCAAAGAAAGAACAATACATTGCCAAAGGATTTTGAAAACACAGGTGCTGCAGAATTTGACTTAGGTCTTATGTAAAAAATATTAACTAATTTTATATTATTATATCATGTCACAAGAAGTAAAACAAGAAGGTAGTTTTAAATTACAAAAACCAAAACCTGCGGCTAGAAAATTAAATAAGCCTGCAACAGTTACAAAAGTAGATTTACAAACTAAAACAGAAGATAATGCCATTCAAGAGCAAAGCACAAATGAAAGCTTGTTACAGTCAAAACAGCCCGAAGTGGGATTGCAAGAAGTGGAGCAAGGAAACCAAGTCAATCAAATCGTTACCGAAAAAATTGTCTCCGAAGAAGAAGTAGTCGAAGTTAATGTAACGCCGGTTACTGTAATACAAGAAATATCTGAAGAAGAAGTAGCTATTAGCACTAGAGAATTAGAGGAAGAAGCTATAGAAGCTGTGAATACAGCGGAGACTACAGGTAAACAATTACCAGAAAACATCGAGAAGTTGATTTCATTTATGGAAGAAACTGGAGGAACAGTAGAAGATTATGTTAGATTGAATGCTGATTACTCAAGTGTTAATAACGAATTATTATTAAAAGAATATTATAAAAAAACTAGACCTCATCTGAATGATGACGAAATTGATTTCCTAATGGACGATCGTTTTGCGTACGATGAAGACGAGGACGATGAACGCGAAATCCGTAAAAAGAAATTAGCGTTTAAGGAAGAGGTTGCAAAAGCAAAAGGTTTTTTAGAAGATCTTAAATCTAAATATTACGAGGAAGTAAAGTTACGACCAAGTATTAATAAAGATCAACAAAAAGCAATTGACTTTTTTAACCGATACCAACAAGAGCAGGAAGTTGTTGAAAGCCAACACTCAAGGTTTAAGAGCGACACAAAAAGTTTTTTCACTCAAGATTTCAAAGGTTTTGATTTTAAATTAGGTGATAAAAATTTTAGATATGGAGTTCAAAATGTTGAAACTGTGGCAGAGAAACAATCAAACATTACTAACTTAGTCAAGAGGTTCTTGAATGATAAAGGTGAAGTAACAGATTTGAAAGGTTATCACAAGGCAATGTATGCTGCTGAAAACGTAGATACTTTAGCTCATCATTTTTATGAGCAAGGTAAAGCCGATGCCATTAAAGAAATTACCGCAAAATCAAACAATATATCAACTGCTCCAAGACAAACAGCGAGCGGCGAAATATTTGTAAATGGTTTTAAGATAAAAGCAGTTAATGGTGTTGATTCTACAAAATTGAGAATAAAAAACAAATTTAACAATTAAAACTAAAAATTATGGCAAATGTAACGCCTTCATTTGGGACTATTAAACCGTCTCAAAAACAACAAGCTTTAGATACTAATTATTTAAACTTTACGGATCCTACTAATGCGGATTTCGTATCTTTTGCACAACAATATTTACCAGAAATCTATGAACAAGAAGTAGAACGTTATGGAAACAGAACTCTTTCTGGATTCTTACGTATGGTTGGTGCTGAAATGCCAATGGCTTCAGATCAAGTTATTTGGTCAGAGCAAAACAGATTACACATTGCTTATACTGGAGTTGACGTAGTAAGTGCTGCTGCAAATACATTACTTATCCCGGTTAACTTAACTCCAGCTAATCCTGCAGATTTTGTACAAAACGTTATTTCTATTAATCAGACTATTGTTATTATGAATCCTGCTACAGGATTAGAGGTAAAAGCTATTGTTACAGCTAGTAATATTACTACTGGGGCTTTAACTGTTGCGCCTTATACTGCTGCTACTTTAGCTGCTGCCGGATTTACAGACGCAATGGATGATTTAAAAATCTTTGTTTACGGTTCTGAATACAAAAAAGGATCTACTTTAGCAAACGACAACTATACAAGTATTGAACCTAGCTTTACTCAATTTTCTAACTCTCCAATTATTATCCGTAACAAATATGTTGTTAATGGTTCTGATACAGCTCAAATCGGATGGGTAGAAATTGCTACTGAGGACGGAGCTGGTGGATTTATGTGGTATTTAAAAGCAGAATCTGAAACAAGATTACGTTTTGAAGATTACTTAGAAATGTCTGTAGTAGAAGGAGAATTAGCGACTACTGGATCTGCTGCTTTAGCTGCTGGTAGAAAAGGTACACAAGGTCTTTTTGCTGCTATCGAGGAAAGAGGTAATGTATTAAATAACTTTACTGCTGCTGCAGGATTAGTTGAGTTTGATTCAATTTTAAGAAACTTAGACACTCAAGGTGCTATTGAAGAAAATATGCTTTTCTTAAATCGTCAAACTTCATTAGATTTTGATGATATGTTAGCTGCTTTATCTTCTGGCGCTAATGGTGGAGTTGCTTATGGTTTATTTGAAAATTCTGAAGAAATGGCGTTAAACTTAGGTTTTTCTGGTTTCCGCAGAGGTTCTTATGATTTCTACAAAACTGATTGGAAATACTTAAACGATGCTTCTACTCGTGGAGGAATTGCTAAATCTGCTATTGATGGTGTTTTAGTTCCAGCGGGTACTTCAACTGTTTATGACCAAATTTTAGGAACAAATATCCGCAGACCTTTCTTACACGTTCGTTATAGAGCTTCTCAAGCTGACGATAGAAGAATGAAATCTTGGGTATTAGGTTCTGTTGGCGGAGCATACACTTCTGATTTAGATGCAATGGAGGTAAACTTCTTATCTGAAAGATGTTTATGTGTTCAAGGAGCTAATAACTTTGTGTTATTCACTTCAGTATCCTAGTATAATAACTAGTGTAAATTTTACCCCTGTGTAAATGCGGGGGTAATTTTTACTTTTTATAAATTAATTAATTATATTATATCATGTCAAAAGAAAAAACAAATACTGCTCAAAACAGTACGGATAATTGGGAAGTTAAAGATAGAACTTACTTATTAACTGGGCCGCATAGCCCATTAACCTACACAATATCTTCAAGGCACTCTAGAAGATTTCCATTATTATGGTTTGACCCAGCAACAAAAACTCAAAGAGAGTTAAGATATGCCACAAACCAAAACTCTCCATTTGTGGACGAACAAAAAGGTGAGGCTACACTTGGTCATATTATATTTAAAAACGGAACGCTTACCGTACCAAAAGAGCAACAAAATTTACAAAAATTATTATCACTTTATCATCCAATGTTAAACAAAAAATACCATGAATTTGATGCGGTATTAGTTGCTGTAGATGAATTAGATGATTTAGAACAAGAATTAGAAGCTATGACAGCGGCATCTTCAATGGATGTTGACCAGGCCGAAGCAATTCTGCGTGTTGAATTAGGTTCAAAAGTATCTAAGATGACTTCTAAAGAAATTAAAAGAGATTTATTAATTTTTGCTAAAAGGAACCCGGGTCTATTTTTAGATTTGGTTAATGATGAAAATATTCAGCTACGTAATTTTGCTATCAAAGCTTGCGAAGCTAACATTATAAAGCTATCACCAGACCAACGTGATTTCAAATGGGCAGCTAATGGTAAAAAATTAATGACTGTACCTTTTGATGAAAACCCGTATTCGGCTATGGCTGCATTTTTCAAAACAGATGAAGGTATTGAAATCTTCCAATCTATTGAGAAAAAACTTCAATAATACGTAATACTAATATATGGGCGGCTATTGCGTAAATAAACGCGGTAGCTGCCTAAATATTATAATAAAAACAAAAAAATGGCAATAAACGTAGATACAGTTTACAAAACGGTACTTTCTATTCTTAATAAAGAACAAAGAGGGTATATGACTCCTGATGAGTTTAACAAAGTAGCAACACAGGTTCAATTAGAAATATTTGAATCTTATTTTGATGATTTAAACCAACAACTAAGAGTTCCACAATCTAATACGGAATATGCCGATAGACAAAAAAATATAGATAACCAAATATCTATATTCAAAACATTTGGCAATTGTACTCTTCCATTAAGCCAAGAATATTTTATTGTACCAGCAGATCTACATAAGATTGGTACAGTAATATATAAAGATGAAATAGAAGTTGAACGTGTTCAAAAAGACTATCTATTATATCTTAATTTATCACCAATATCAAAACCGACAAAACAATTTCCAATATACGTATACGAAAATTCTACTGTAGGAACCGGAGGTAACAGCACTTTAAATCCAAAAATATATGTATGGCCTAAGGATATTAAAAGTGATATAAGTGTTTCATATATTAGAAAACCAAATAATGTAGTTTGGAATTATACTGGAATAGGAGGAGTGCCGTGGACAACTGGTCCTTATATCTATTCTCCAACAACATCTATTCAATTTGAATTGGATGCCTCTGAACAAACAAATGTTATAACAAAAATATTATTATATGCTGGAGTTATAATACGCGACCCAGAAGTTGTACAAGTTGCAGCACAAAAATCTCAACAAGAAGAAATTAACTCTAAATCATAAATAATATGCCAATGCCTAATGGCGGTTTAATTACCGAGACAAATAGACAATACTACGAAGGTGTACAAAGTTTTATAGGAGATGGAATAGAACAAGGGTTTAAAACTGATTTTAATACTGATTTAGTTTTTTATTCAAATGATCCAAATGACTTTAATTATCCTTTAAATAATTTTAAACTATATACAAGCGCAACAGGATTACCGGGGACTTTTACAGAGTTTACCGGCAACTATACCGTAAGTAATAATGAGATTCAATTTACATCGTATATACCTAATAACGGGGAGTATATAGTTGTACAGTTAAAAAAATTAGATGGAGGTAATTATGGAGACAACAATGCTTATGGCAATATTGTTGAGCAAAACTATGGAGGTTACCAATATATAAAATTAGTTGATGTAGTAAATAATTTTATGGTAGCATACGTTGGTCCTGGTAAAATAATATCAGATGTTAAAAGAACTGATGTTATATTTCATGCCAAACGTGCAATGCAAGAATTTAGCTATGATACTCTTAAAAGTATTAAATCTCAAGAGTTAACTATCCCCCATTCATTAAGTGTTGTATTACCACAGGATTATGTTAATTATGTGGGTATGTATTGGGTCGATAGGCTTGGCGTAAAGCATCCAATTTATCCAGCTAATAACTTAACCTCAAATCCATCAGAAGCTCCTTTACAGGACGATTTTGGAGTTGAAATACAAGACGCGTTTAATGACAACATAGAGACAAGTCCTATAATAGAAGACAGATGGAGAAGAGCTAATACTAACTTAATTGATGGTATGTATTTGGCTAGTTGGGACGGAATTAATTCAGGTGTAAATTATGACAATTATGACAGTGATAATTGGGGACCTGTAGGTAGAAGATACGGATTGGATCCTCAATATTCACAAGGTAATGGTTGGTTTACAATAAATGATAGAGAAGGTAAAATTTCTTTTTCTAGCAATTTAATAAACATGATAATTACCCTAGATTATATTTCAGATGGACTAGCGTATGATTTGGATTCAAGAATGCCTAAAATGGCGGAAGATGCAATGTATGCTTATATTTTACATGCTGTAATTGCTACAAGAAGAGATTCACCTGAATACCTTGTGCAAAGATTTAATAAAGAAAAATTTGCTAAATTAAGAAATGCTAAAATACGCTTATCTAATATTAAGCTACATGAGATTGTACAGGTAATGCGAGGCAAATCTAAATGGATTAAACACTAAAATATAATGGCAGAAACTAAAAATAATTTTACAGGTGGCAGAATGAATAAAGATATTGATGACAGGCTTATTCCTGAAAATGAATATCGTAATGCCATAAATTTACAAATAAGCAAGTCTGAAAACTCTGATGTTGGAACTTTACAAACAATACTAGGTAATCAATTAGTTATTGATTTTAATAATTTAACAGAAAGTGAAGGACTTGATTGCATTGGTTATTTTGTTGATACTGCAAACAATAGAGTATTTTTATTTTTAACTAATTATACAGATACTAACGCTACACCACAATATTCAGTTAGTGCAAAGAATTATATATATGTATATAACATATTACAGAATACTTCAATCAAATTAGTTGAAGGTGCTTTCTTAAATTTCTCAAAAAATGCTCCGGTAATAGGAGTTAATCTTTTAGAAGATTTATTATTCTGGACCGATAATAGAAATCAACCAAGGAAAATAAATGTAAATAGAGCTTTAAATTCAAGTACATATTATACAATAGAAGATCAAATATCAGTTGCTAAATTAAGCCCGGTATATTGTCCAGAAGTGTTCAAAATATCTACACTTGCATTAGCCAGCACGGCAACTGTCGGAACTGTTTCTGGCACCGGCCCGTATACTGCTGTAATAACGCCTGTTGCTCCGTTTTCATCAACTTTAATAAACATTGGAGATGTTGTTTACGCTACCGCTGGGTCATCTAGTTTTACTAATGGTACAGTTACAGCTGTAACTACATCTGGTCTCACTATAACTTCATTTACTGTTTCGTCTGATACTATTTTTACTACAGGAACAATATCTTTATTATATGTTACTGAACCGGAAACAACCATGTACGATGTTACTAGTGAGTTTCTTCCTCCATACGGTTTAACCGCTACTGTAGACGGAGCAATTACTGCTGCAAATACTTTTGTAATAGACAATCCAATTACAATACCTTATCCTGAACCAGGGCAAATAGTATCAGGAGCAGGCATACCTTTAGGAGTAAGAGTCGTAACATATAATTCAGCAACTTTTACAGTAGTTGTTTCTCAGAACATAACATTAGCTGATGGAGTTGAAATAAAATTTAATGCTAATCCATATTATAATCCAGATTTTATTGGTGACCCCGCTTATTTAGAAGATAAATTTGTTAGATTTAGCTATAGATTTAGGTTTGATGATAATGAGTATTCTATATTTTCTCCATTTACACAAATAACATTTATACCGAAACAAGACGGTTATTTTTTATACGAACCAAATCCAGATCCATTACAGGAACCATTAATTGATGATGAAACGGCCGCGTATAGAAGTACAATTGTATCTTTTATGACTAATAAGGTTAATAATATATTCTTACAAATAAAATTACCTTGTCCAGGAAATGAATTACAATCAGCTTGCAAAATATCTGAAATAGATATATTATATAAAGAATCTGATGGTTTGGCTGTGCAGGTTGTAGATGTTATACCAGTTTCTGAAATAGCTGCTCAAGCAGGAGCTTCAGATGTATACATATATAATTATCAATCTAGAAAGCCATTTAAAACTTTACCAGAAAGAGATTTAATTAGAGTATATGATAAAACCCCGGTAAAAGCTTTAGGACAAGAAATTATAAGTAATAGAGTTGTTTATAGTAATTATCAAGATAAGCAAGGGTATCCAAAATTTTTAAATTACAATGTAGTCTGTAATGAAAAAGCCGGATTTAATATTGATGCAAATACAACAAGTATAGTTGAATATCCAAATCATTCTGTAAAACAAAATAGGAATTACGAAATAGGGGTTGTTTTAAGTGATAAATTTGGAAGACAATCAGGGGTTATATTATCTAATGCTGTTTCTGTTTTTGATCCTGAGTCCGGGTTTAAAGCTGCCTCTTTGTATGTTCCATATAAAGCAGAAACGTCATTTGATAGTGGCATACCTGCAGACGGTATAGTTAACCAATGGCCAGGATTGTCATTTAAAATGTTGTTTAATGAACAGATAGGTGCCAATGGCATAACTGATTGGCCTGGCGTATATAATGGAAATTCTGAATCTGAAGATTATAATCCTCTTGGTTGGTATTCTTATAAAGTTGTTGTAAAACAAACAGAACAAGATTATTATAATGTTTATTTGCCAGGGATAATGGCCGCATATCCAGAAGATTCGTTAAAAGAACTTGACAAAACATCACATTTTGTTTTAATTGGTGACAATATAAATAAAGTACCCCGAGACTTAAATGATGTTAGCGGTACACAAGAACAATATAGAAGTAGTGTAAAGTTATACTCTAGGGTTAATAATATATATGATACTTTATTACCTGATTTTTATAACGAACAATTTTACCCGGGTAATACTTTTTCATTTGTTAATACAATTGCAACATTAAATTCATTGTTCCCTGGTGCAAATCCTATTACACCACCACCACCTGCTGGATATAATCAATTTTATCAGAATATATCTAATCCTTTAATAGCTAGATTATCAACTGATACAAAATTAGGTATTACAACAACAGAAGCTGGCACGAGCGAGCCTTTTAAAACTATAAGGTTAGCTGTTTGTGAAACAAATCCATTCAACTCAAGATTAGATTTATATTGGGAAACATCAACAACTGGAATAATAAGTGAATTAAATGAAGCAATTTTAGAAGGATCTGATGCTCCGGCAGCAATACAAGATTGGCTGTTTAATTTACCGGAATCGGCAGAAATAGGTTACAAAGCAGTAGAAGATTTTTATTTTTCAGATTTAATAGGTGCTCCATTAATTATTCCTATTGGTGATATAAGTTTTACAGTGCAAAATGAAAATAACGACGATAAAACAGCTTTATTTAATTTAACAACAGGAGCAGGACCCGGACTATTTAATATAGAGACTACTGATCATTTTTATTATGGATTCAATGCGAACACTTTAGATTCATATACATTCTATATTACTGTAGATACATTTTCACCACCTACAACAACAGAATTTGAAAAGTTAGGAGCATTAAGTAACATGACTCCTACTATAACAACTTTCCCTAGCAATCCATTGTTCAAAGATTTAAACGAAACTTTTGTTTTTCAATTTGAAGGTAACAATGGATCTAATCCCCTCGGAGGCAAGGATCAAGACGATCTTACTTGGTCAATAGTTGGTGGAAGTGACGAATTTTCTATAAACCCAACTACAGGAGAGTTAACACAACCTTCTGGTGATATATATCCTGGATCATATAGTCTAACAATAAGATTAACTGATGCAGGTGGGCTTTATGACGACTTTACTTTTGTTGTTCGATATACATCTGAAACAGGTATAACATGGCAAGTAACCTCTGGTGGACCTGGCATAATATCAACGGGCAGTGAACCAGCAGGATATTTCTTTTCTTCTGGTACAATAATTGTTGAGGAGGATATTACCGCTAGAATTAGAGCTGGATCATTTCCGTCTACTGTTGATGCCATTGTTGTATCCGATGTTACTATTACTGGGGAGGGGACATTGATTAAGTCCGCTAATGGTAGCGGCGAAAGCGGGTTTTCAGATGATGATTTTGAACTAACAGAAGGTACTTACACTTTTAGTATAGAAGTAAATTATTTCTTTACAGAAGGCGGAGTGGGGGGAATGTTTATAGAACCTATATAATAATAGCGGTAGAATGATTTTTATATTGTTCTACCGTAATTAATACAATAAATAAGTGATAATAATTATATGGCAGCTGCAATAGAAATTAAATATTTTAATACATTTTTGTTAAAAAAAGTATTAAGTGACGAAACATCGGATTATAATCCTATATATGGCGGATCTTTTGGTATACCTGAACAGATTGGAGGATACCCTTCTCCTAACTTATTAAATGCTTTAGGTGATAATTATGGTGAATGGGTTATTGAAGAATCTAGAATACAAGGAGGATTTAATAATACAACTGTTGATTTTGGACCAAAAGCATATATAGTGGATGAAGATAATGGAGCGTCTATACGTTCTAGTTCTTTGATATATTCTGGAATTTATAATTCTAGGACAGGCACAAATAATACCAATCAGTTTTCAGTAGGTGAAGAAATAACAAAAAGTTTAAATCCTGCAAATGGATCTATACAAAAGTTATATGCGGAAGATACTAACTTAATTATATTCCAAGAAGATAAAGTAAGTAGAGCTTTAGTTGATAAAGATGCTATTTATTCAGCTGAAGGAGGCGGAACAGTAACATCTGCTTTTGCTGTAATTGGTGATATTCAAGCTTACGCGGGTAATTATGGTATTAGTAAAGATCCAACAAGTTTTGCTGTATATGGATATAGAAAATATTTTACTGATAGATTTAGAAACGCTGTACTTAGATTGTCTCAAGACGGTATAACAGAAATATCAGAATATGGAATGACTGACTTTTTTAGAGATGCATTCAATAATATAAATTCACCAATTCCTGAATATGGAACTGGCAATATAATAGGAGGATGGGACATGTATAATAAACAATATGTTTTATCTTTACAAACAAGTCCTGCTAATCCAAATGAATATTACGCTACTACTAATTTTGATGAATTAGTAACGGGCTTTACTGGATTTTTTACTTTTAAACCAACACAATTGTTTAGTGTAAGAAGTAAAGTATATTCATTAAAAGACGGCAAGCTTTGGTCACATTATAGTAATAGCTCTCCAGTAGGATCTTTTTACGGGGTAACAAGCGCATCGTCTATAACTTTAGTAATTAATGAAAATCCTTCCGTAAGTAAAAACTTTAAAACTGTAAATTACGAAGGAGACAATGGTTGGCAAGTTGATAGTTTTATATCTGATGCTCAAAAGTTTGACGCAGGATCAACTCCTGGATCTTGGATTTCAACATCAGATACTGTTGCTCAAGTACCAAGTTACATAAAAGGAGCTTATGACGGATTAGGCAACGCATATCCTTCACCATTGACTCAGCCAATTTATCGTTATGGTTTTGATAGAAAGGAAAATAAATACTACGCAAACTTAAATAATAATAGTGTACCTACTGATGGAGAAGTAATCTATGGTTCTCAAATGACAGGAATAAAAGGCAGATATGCTACAGTTACATTGTCAACTGATAACGTTACAAATCCGGGTGGTATAAAAGAACTTTTTAGCGTTGGGTCTGTATTCTCAGTATCAAGTTATTAAATATAAATGGAAAATAAAATTAAATCAAATCAAGAACATCGGTTAATAAATACTGAGTTCATAAATAAAGTGGAACAATTAGAATCAACAATGCTAGCAATGGATACTCCTTTAATAGCAAAGGGAAATTCTGATATGTTCCCGCTAAAACATTCATTTTCAGAAGGCATTTACATTAGAGAGATGTTCATGGAAAAAAACGGATTTGTTATCGGAAAACTATATAAAATATCACACACTTGGTTTTTATTAAAAGGAGAAATTACAGTAGCAACAGACGAAGGGATTAATCATTATATAGCGCCTTGTTATGTACATGCACCAGAAGGAACAAAAAGAGTAATCCATGCAGTTGAAAATTCTATATTTGTGAATGTATATCCAAACCCAGATAATATAACAGACATTGAAACATTAGAAAATATGTTGACATGTAAATCTTATGAAGAATATAAAGAATATAAACTTTTAAACGAATAGAGTATGAGTATGGTAGTAGCCGGAGCTATTGGAGGCGGAGCCACAATAGTATCAGGAATTATAGGCATGGGTAGTGCCAGAAAAGCCAGAAAGAGAGCAGAAAGAGAAGCTCGGGCTAGAGCTGCTGAATTGGCTAGATTAGAAAGATCAAGACAAGCAATTATAAATCCTTATTCAGGTGTACAAGATATTAGCTCTTTAGCTTCTGATCTAACAGGAATGGTATCAAATCCTTATGCTAGTTTAGGTGTTGCTACAAAAGCGGCAGAATTTCAAGCTGAACAAGCAGATATGTCATTAGCAAATACATTAGATACTTTACAACAAACAGGTGCTAGCGCTGGAGGAGCTACAGCATTAGCTCAAGCTGCTTTACAAAGTAAAAAAGAAATTTCTGCTAATATTGAACAACAAGAGGGTGAAAACCAAAAGTTGCGAGCTCAAGGAGAACAAAACTTGCAACAATTGAAAATGGCTGAAGCACAAAGGTTACAAGGTATTCAAATGTCAGAAGCACAAAGAGTACAAGAAGCTGACGTAGCTGGCAAACAATTTATGTTTAGCGTAAGAGAAGGAAGAGAAGTAGCCCAAATGGATAGAGTTGCTGGACAAATGCAGCAAGCTCAGGCACAAGCAGCTCAGGCACGGGCCGATCAAATGGGAGCATTAACAGGTATGATTGGTGGTTTAGGCTCTATTGCTTCTTCTATGGCGGCTGGAGGTGCTTTTGGTGGAGGAAGTGGCACTCCTGCTGGAACATTTTCAGGAATGGCTAATAATGTTTCAAGCGGCCTTAATTACACACCAACGTCTCCATATTTTTCTCGTTAAAATTAGAAAATAAGATTTAAACAAATATAATATATGGGAGCATACAGTAATCCACAAATAATAGTTGATACTCAAACAGGTCAACATTTTAGGAATCTACAAGAATCAATAGCAGGATCTTTTGCAAATTTTGCACAAAGTTATGCTGTTAAACAAAAAGAAATTCAAAAGAAATTAGAAGAAAACCAAAAAAAAATAGAAGCAACTAATAGAGATATTGAAGAGTTCGAATTTTCTTTAATGTCTTCTGTTAATAAAATAGAAGCCGGAGATGGCACAATAGATATAGCTAAAACTTTTACACCGTTAATTGACAAAGCCGTAGAATTAAGAACCGGCCTAATAAACAATACTATAACAGGTCAAAATAGACAAAAAGCTATGCAACAATTATCTAATATACAAGCAACTATATCTGGTAATTTTTCAAAAAGTTTAGCTAGTTTATCAAGTAAAGCTGAAGATGTTATGAATGCAAGGCTTAAACCTTCGGGCACTCCAGGAGGATTAGCTGCGGATATGAAAGATCAGGATATTAGAGCTTTTAGTGTTCTTACCGGCAAATTAAAAGGACGTAAAGAGGCTGTTTATGAAGATGGGGATCCAAATAAATTAGTATGGAAAATATATGAGGGTGAAAACCCTGAACCTATAGCTTCGTATTCGGCTTCTATGTTAGAAAAGTTGGATAATACCGACAATGACATTGTAAAGATTGTCCCTGATAGAACCGCTAACAATGAAGCTTTAAAAGTAAATAATCGCCAAGTATTTGAAGTTGCTCCTATTAATCCAAGAGATCCTAATGAAGGTTATCAATCTACTGGTAGGCTTACGGATGATTATTTAATGAAAAAAGCCGATGGTACTCTTGAGACTGAAAAAGTATATGTTAAAGGAACAAATACATACAAGTTGGTTGCTAAACCAAACTATGATAATATAAAAGCCTCATTAAATGATCAATTAGATGCTCAGCTTGCTGGAATAACGGATCTAGAATTAATGTTACATATAAACAATACTGTAAATTCATACCGAATGACAGCTAATTTAGATCCTTTATGTTTTGATTCAGACAAACCATTAAAGCCATGGGAAAAAGCAGAAGCAATTGCGGCTTATAAAGATCATTTTGTAAAAACGCAAGTGCCTGAAACGCAAGATATACTTAAAGAAGATTCTAGCGTACTATTAATGGAAGATCCAAAACCAACTAAACCTAAAACAGCTAAAACATCTAAAGAGGGAAAACCAGCTGCAAAATCTCAAAAACAGCAAGCTTTAGAAAACATATTTGAAACACCTATTGCCAATAGAGAGGAAAAAGGTGTTGGAGAAGGAGTAACAGTAAGTGGTCCTGCTGGACAAGTGTTTATATTTTCCAAAGGTAAATGGTATAAAAAGAAAGATGGCAGACCAACAGGCGCAGCACTTAGTGAAGAAAGTGTAAAAAACAGAATTGGGTATAATAAAAAATAATAAATTAAATTAAGTATTTATGTTTGAATACACTGATGCCTCTGGGCAAATATATACAGAAGATCAAATAAATAAAATGGCAGCCGAGCAAAAAACCTCGGCTAGTGCCATTATAAAAAGTAAAGGTTTAAAAAGAAAATCTTCTACAACTTCAACAGTTCCAAAGCAAACTAAAAAAACATATCCTTGGAGTAATCAAGAGGAAAAAAAACAAGAGCCTGGGTTTTTAAGCAACTTTAAGAAAAGCGTACAAAAACCAAAGGCAGTAAAGCCTACTGCTCCAATGACTCCTGTAGAGTCTCAAGCTTTTTTAGATGAATTAACTGCCAGTGTATATCAGCAGCAATTTCCACAGCAATTTTCTATGGAGACGGAAGCTTTTAAAAAACAACAAGCAAAAAAAGCGGAAGAAAAAAAAGTAGTTGAAGAAGCAGATTTTAGATTATTCCAAAAACAAGCAGCAGAACTAGACTTAAAAAAGGATAGAGAAGCCTCAAAGTGGGTAGAGGACGGAATTATAGTTTCTAAAATTGCTGAAGAGGAATTAAATGAAATTGACTTATACATAGATTCTGAAAAGAAAAAATTAGGACAAAAAGTAATTATTCCTGGTAGAATTAGTAGAGATGGTATTCAAACAACGCCTGAAAGAATTGAAATATATCAACCATTTGCTACAGAAGTCGCTAAAATAAAAAAAGATTTAACAGCAAAAAAACTTCTTAATAAATATGACGATAAAACTATTCTAGAAATGGCAGCGGCCGATTATAGAAAGAATGAAATCGCTAAACGTAAAGAAGATAAATTTATGGACTATTTAGAGAATACTACAGATATTTCTGATAAGTCTAGAAAATTAGTAGATAATTATTTTGAAAAAGCAAAAGCGGCTGAAGCATCTTCTTATGTAAAAGATGTGATGATTCGCGATGAAAAAGAAAATCAAATATCTGGAATAACAAAGAAAATAGATGAATTATCAAAATCTATTAAACCTAAAGGATATAAATTTCAAACTCAAGAAGAGATAGATGCTGAAAATAAAAAAATATCTCAACGCAATGAGTTAATTAAAATATATGAATTAGAAAATATTAATTATAAAAATCTAAATAAGAGGATAGATAAAGCATCGGCTAAATATGATGATATAAATTTCCAACAAGATCTATATAAAAGAGATTATTCGTGGACTGGTCAAGCTGACAAATTAAAAACACGTAGTGTTCAATGGGCTTACGAAATGTTGGGCGCTGTGAATTATTTATCCGCGGGCCCTATAATGGATTCTGCTTATGACTATTTAAAAATAGAAGAATTAACAGGTATTAAAAATCCGTTTTCTGCTCACTCCAATTTTTTAGCAGATAGAGTAGACGCTCTTAGTACCGACTTACAAGAATTATATCCTAAGCAAAGAGAACTTACTAGCGTAGAGGGTATATATGAAAAAGCAGGAGACTTACTTATTAATCAAGCTCCGGATTTAATTGTAATGGCTTTAACAGGCGGTAGTAGTGCTGCTGCAAAAACTTTACAAACTGCTGCAAAACCATCTTTACTTAAAAAAGCGGGTTCATATTTAGCTCTAAATAAACAAACATCGTTGATAGCAGCTAGAGGAGTTGGCTCTAAATATTTAGACATGATAAGCCAAGAAAAAAATGGCTATTATGATGAAAATGGTGAGTTTATAAAACCAAATTATAGTCTTACAGAACTTATAGTAGCTCCAGCTGTATATGGATATGCTGAGGGGGTTTTTGAAAGATCTACTGGTAAAATATTAGAAAAAGGAAAAGGATTCTTTAAAGCTGCTTCTAATGCGCAACCTGATAAATGGTTTGACTTTAATGTTCAAACTACAAATAAGTTAATTAAAAAAGCTGGTGGTAACTTTATCGAAGCACAAGTTGAGGAACAGCTATCAGAGCAACTTACTAATGTTGTTCAAAATGGTGTTGATAAATTTATACTTGGTAAAGATGTGAATTTATTAGCTAATGCTGGAGAAGTAGGACAAGATACAGTGCTTTTAACTACGTTATTAGCAGGCGCCCCTATACTTGGGGGTGCTGCAATAAGGCCATTTATGAGCGAATCAAATGCTTCAAAAGCTTTTGATAACTCAAGATCTATGGCTGCTATTCTACATGAATTAGAGTTTAATAAGGATCTATCAGAAATTCAAAAAACCACTTTACAAAAAAGGTTAGGAGATCTTAAGGATAAAACATCTGATATATTTTCATCTACGGTGA